ATGGTGGATGGGGAAGAGCCATTTGGCGAGGTCTTCGAGGACTTCCGCCTGATCTGGGTGGCCGAGCGTCTGCAGGACGGCAAATGGACTGCGCGGTACTGCTGGCACGCCGGCACCTCGGTGGACGCGGGTAAAGCATTGCAGCGCGATGTGCTCAATGGCAAGTCCCGGCGACTGCTCGGCTTGTTCCCGAGCGAGGCCGAGACTGTTGCCGCAATCAAGGAGGCGGTGCTGCTCGAAGCGAAGTGGCATGGCAGTCGATAAGGCAGGCGAGGCCGGTTGAAATTTTTTGTGCGGAATACTAGCCATCCTCTGAAGATCCTTGTAGAATCTTGTTTTTCGTTGAACGGCAACGCCGGTTAGCGGAAGCGCCAGCGGCAAGCTGGCAAAACCTCTACGGTGGCTGTAGCTCAGTTGGTAGAGTCCAGGATTGTGATTCCTGTCGTCGTGGGTTCGAGTCCCATCAGCCACCCCAAAGAATTTCCTTAAGAAACAGCCGCTTACATAAGCGGCTGTTTTGCTTTCTGTATATCCATCCAGTGGTTTATTCCCGCAGTATTCCCACCGTGGGAATACTGCTCATGAGGAATCTCCCTGTCACGTGGCAAGAGGGGGCGTCTCTTCTTGGCACCGTCACACGAAAGAGGGGAGCGGCGGGGCGGCTTCTGTGTTGTAATTCCCGTCACTGCGCAGAGCGCGTTCGCGCAACACCAAAAGACATGCAAGCACCACAAGCGCTGCCCGCCGAGGTTGAGCACCTTAACCGCCTGGTCGATCTGCTTCGCGATCGTGCTCCTAACGAGTTCGAAGTACGTAGCATTGAAAATGGCCTGAAGCGGCTCATCGAGCAAGGCAAAGCCCGCGACATGGCGGCTGCGTATACTGGGCTATCCATGGCAAAAATGCTTCGTGCGGACACCGCTGCTGCGGTGGCTGCGGCGCGAAATGCCGTCAGGCTGGCGCCATACGACACAGCCCTCAAAACCAATCTTCTTACGACGTTCTTGAACGTCGGCGAAAACGATGCGGCTAGCGAATTTGCTGATCGTTGCTATGAGGGGGCCAAGGGGCACGCTCGTCTTTTGACCGCTATCGCTTCCACCTACGTGAGCACGTATCGTCCAGAGGATGCCATCCGTACCATTGATGAGCTCTCGAAGATTGCAGACCATGTGCCGGGCGCACCCAGGAAACTTGGGACCAAGTCCATTCAAGCATCGATAGAGCGCCGAGCAAATTTCGGTTATAGCGGCGCACAATTACGAGAATTGTTTAATGCCGCTGTCATCGCACTACGCGACTTTGACGGTGTCGGCCCGTTGCGCTACACCAGCGTCACAACTGACGATGGATTGGTAGTGCATCACTTTCACCTCTTGCAGTCTGCCGAAGTATGCGCCGAATATGATTGGAGACTCGTCGACCGGCTTGTCGAGTCGTTTGAGCGGCTTGGAGAAGAAGTGGTGACATTCTCATGCTTGCCGCTGAGCGCCTACTTTGACCTCAATGAAGATGTGTTGGCCAGGGCACCAGCATGAGCGTTGAGCATACTGATTTCGAACAGGCGGCGAGGGACTATGCAGTCGCTGAGACAGAGATTCACTGGCGCAACAGTGTTTCTCGCGCGTATTACGCTGCCTATCATCATGCGCAAGCGCATGTTCATCTATGTCCCGACAATGCGCATTTGCAAATGGGGTCTCACGAGCGGCTAAGTGAGAGATTTGCTTTAGAGAAGAGCCTTGACGGCCGGGCCATCTCTTATATGCTGATTTCGATGAAGCGGTCGCGGCATATGGCTGACTATGAGATCGGCGACCCATTCTCGAAAGATCTTGCTGTGAAGCAACTGGCTCAACTTCCACTTCTGCAGGGCAGGCTCGCTGTTTTTGCTGGCAAATTTGGAGCCCCCCCGGTCGCTGCTGACGGGTAACTCTTCGTTGTCACAGTGCGCGCCGCTTTATGACACGATTGCGGTCGTAGACGCGGGCGGTCACTGCGGGATTCGCGTGCAAATCTGGCAGACTGCCATGTTCGGCTTTGTGAGTGGTCGCGTAGTAGGCGCGCAAATCGTGGAATGTAAAGCGCTCGGCAATGACATTCTCCTTGAGCGCAGCATTCATGATCTTTCCCCACATCGCCTTAAAGCCGGCGGCCGTATAATGGCTGTCATGCCGGTTCGGGAACAGGTACAAGCAATCCTCCCGATCCTGAGCCAAGTGCAAGGCGTCGATCCTCTCGATCAGATCGAGGAGCTTCGGCGTGATCTCGATCTCCTCGATAATCTCGCCGCGCTTGATGCCACGCTGCTTGGCGCGTTTGGTGCGGATCACCATGGCCTTCCGGTCGACCTGCGGACGGACGATGTCCAAAAACTCCACCTTTCGGCTGCCGGCCACAGCCGCGTACTCCGCCGCCAGGCCGATGATCCGCCGCTGCGGACCTTGCTTTGACAACCATTCCAGAAACGCCGTCAGCGCGGCCGGGTCGGGCGCCTTTGAACGCGGCTGTTCGGTGTTGCGCCGAACCTGTCGGCACGGGTTTGCGTCCGCCTCGCCGCGCTCGATCGCTAGATTGATCAGGTTGGAGAGCAGGGCGACTTCCCTATTGGCGCGTACCGGGGCGTCCTTGCGCTCAACCCGCAGATACCGGGCCACGTCTGTGGCGCGGATCTCGCTGGCCTTTGTTTCGGAAAAGACCTTCAGCAGCGGGGTGCTGCACTGGGTATAGTCGGTCCGGGTACCGTCGGAGAGCTTGAGCCAGTCGCTCGTCTCTTGGTATTGCTCCCAGAGGCGTCCGATCATCCCAATGTTGTCGCCCATCCCCAGCATGTCCAGGACGAGCTGGATCGCTTTCAGGCGGTCCGTTCCGAGATTGATGGGTTTGGCCCCCACGGGCCGGTACCGGTACGTCACCAGCCCGTCCTTGCGTGGACGGGCCTCCATGCGATCTAGAAGGCCCTTTCCTTCCTTGACCTTGCGCGGACGGTTCATGCTGCCACGCTCCAACGCGGACCGGTGGTCGGCCTGACCGGCGTCCCCACCTTGCCGCGGTTGACCTGCTCCCAGGTGATCATGGGGTGGCCGTCCACCTTCATCGGCGGCTCGAAACCGAGCTGCTTGCGGATCCAGCGGCGCTGCGCCGCCCCTTGCACCAGGCCGCCGGTGATGTCTTTGAGTTCTTCGTTCGTCAGGGTTGCCATACAGTGCTCCCAATGCTTCCGGGTTGTTTCGATGATACGGGCTGCAACTTGGCCGGACGCACCCGCCGGCCACCTGTCTCGCGAGGTCATCGGTACGCAGCGCGGAACGCCTCTTCGTCGACCCGGCATAGCCAAGCCGTGTCGCCCTCGCCGAAGTTGTACCTTGCTTGGTGCCGGCCACCCGGAAAGGTGAAGTATGCGACGCTATGTCCGTCCTTTGTCTCCAGATGGTCGCTATACACATTCACGTGGGTGACCTTGCTGCCTGGGAACTTGGTTTCGACCAGTTCGATCAGCGCCGCCTGGGCAGCCTTCCGCGCGCGCCTCTCGGCCCGCTCCATGGCCGCGCATGAATGGCTGCAATAGACCATCTGACCAACTGCGACGGCGCCAAGGTCGGATGCATCGAAGTGGGGATCCGGCTCCGCGTCTTCCATGTCTTCGTCCACCTGACGTCCGCAATGCCCGCACTCGTAGTGCCAGCCTGACGCGATCAACGCTAGCGGCGGTACCGGGCCGGGCGCGAACTGATCCAGGCCAGGTTTGCGCCGGCAGTGGTCGACTTCTTCCCATTCGCAGTTGCACTTGTTTGCGCCCTCGCGGCGCGCGGTGGCGGAGTTCGAAGCAAACACGATTGCCCAGTTGTCGCCGCCGTCATAGACCTCGTAGGCCTTCAGTGGCTTGCTGTCCATCAGATCTTTCATGCTGCAACTCCCATTCGGCGTTCCCGGGCAGACCAGCTGGCCATGTCAGGAACATTGGCGCGCACCAAGGCAGCGGCCATCGGCGGGCTGACGCTGTTGCCGCACATGCGCACCTGGGCGTGCTTTGGCAGCGGCTTCCCGTTCGCCATGATTGGCGCGATCACATAGGTGGATGGGAAGCCCTGCGCGGCGTAGAGCTCGTGCGGCTCCAGCATGCGCATGCCGATGTCGGCGATCTGGTATTGCTCACCGGCCACGGTCACCAGGCCGAGGCGATCCTTGGTCGGGATGGTGTGCATCGGATCGCGGCAGTCCTGATCCTGGCCGCCCTCGCTGTAGTACTTCACGAGGAAAGCGTGGACTTTGCCCACGTGCGTGCAGCCGCGGGTGATGGTGGCCGCCGGCTCGTCGTTCGCGCTGTCCGCGCAGTCGCCGCGCAGCGCCACCAGGTTGGACGACACCAGCGAGTGATGATCCGTGGCGGTGATCGTGTGCACGGGATCGCGCAGGTCGTGCCCTACGACGCCCGTGTAGTTCTTCGCCATGAGGGCTGACACAAGCGCATGCTTGGCGCCGCCGGCCACCACCGTACCGAGTGGCTTGTCGAGACCTGGCGCGCGCGGCGCTTGTCCGGGTCGCTCCCCATAACCGGTCTGGATCAAAGTGGGGGCTACGATCCCCAGCGCATGCGGCGCGCCGGCGGGGTTTTCCTTCGGGCCGGCGGTGATGGTCGGCATCGGCGTGCGCAGATCCGCCCCGGTGGAGCCCGTCCGGAATTTGGTCAGATGGGGCGCGACGATACCGTAGCCATTGCTGGCGGTCAGTGTTGGGAAAGGGGCATCCATACTGCGGACGCCGCTGCCCCAGCGCTGCGCGGAACCCGGCTTGCCCTCGCCATGAGCGAGGGTCACGACGAACGGCTCGGCGGCGTTGATGACATACCGGCGCAGGCCCCGCGCGATGCGGCGCTGTGTGGCCTCGGCCAGCGGCCGGGGGCGTTCGAAGATCGAGGGGCAGGGGATGGACCAGTCGATGCACTCGGCGGCCGTACGCCATGGCTTGCGCTGCTTCGCCTTGACAGCAGCGCTGTCCGGCGCACCGTGTGTCGGCTCCGGCCATACGATCGGCTGTCCGTCGCAACGGGCGATCAGAAATAGCCGCTTGCGAATCGTTGGCGCACCGAAGTCGCAGGCACGCAGTTCGCGCCACTCGACGGCGTAGCCTTTCTCTTGGAGCTGGCGCACGAACGAGCGGAACGTGTCGCCCTTGCGCTTCGGGCAAGGCGTTCCGTCGACCAGCACCGGCCCCCAAGTCTGGAATTCCTCGACGTTCTCCAGGATGATCACGCGCGGCCGGACCAGCGCCGCCCAACGCATCGCCACCCAGGCGAGGCCACGAATCTTCTTGTCACGGGGTTTGCCCCCCTTCGCCTTGCTGAAGTGCTTGCAGTCCGGGCTGAACCACGCGAGGCCAACCGGCCGACCCTGCACCAGGTCGAGTGGGTCCACATCCCAGACGCTTTCGCAGTGGTGCTCGGTTTGCGGGTGGTTCAACGAGTGCATCGTCACGGCTTCGGGGTCGTGGTTGATGGCGATGTCGACATGGCGGCCGAGTGCCAACTCAATGCCGCAACTCGCGCCACCACCACCGGCGAAGTTGTCGATGATGATCTCCGGGGAGATGTCGAGCAGGAACTGATCGCGGATCATACGATCTCCCGCGTAATCAGTGCCGCCGCGTACTTCACTTCGCCGCACTCGCACCGATACTTGCCGCGCAGGCTGATGCTGGCGCGCGAGCCGCCAGGACCGCTGCTAGTACGAGTGAATTTCACATTGGTCACGAACGCCCAGGAATGCCTAGGTGCCAGCGTGCACTGTTTTTGTTTGATGGCCATGGTTCGATCCTCGACTAGTTGGCCTGTCGGCCTGCGGCGTCGCGGCCCTTCGGTGCGTGCTTCCACCATTGAGCCGGCTTGCCGCCCGCTCCGTAGTCAAACGGCGTGAAGATCTGCCCAGCCTGACCACGGTCACGCAGGAAACCCCAGGGTTTGACATCCTTGGCCGGAACGATAAAGAGTGACCAGACTTCAGGAGGGGTATGGACGCCTCGCAGCTGGCCCGGGCAGAGAATCACGCGATGGAAACTGTCGCCCGTCAGGAAGTTCAGCCAGCGAACCTTGCGCGTGCCGCTGCGCGTGGCCTCGTAGTACCAGCCACGCAGAATGATCGAGACAGCCCAGCGCCAGGGATGGTCATGGAGGCCGCGGTCAGGATCGGATCCGACGAAACGGTGCAGGTAAAACCGGATGCCGAGGAACGCGCAGACGAAGTAGCGCTCCAGGTAGGGCTGGCCGCGCTCGCTGATGATCTTGCAGGGGCGAGTGGCCGAGTAGGCGAGTAGGAAGCAGCGGATCATGTGCGCTCCAGACGGGGAAGACTTTCGAGGACGGGACGGGCTGCCACCGGCGACCAAGAGAGCGGGCCTTGCTCGCGGATCACAGCGTTCAAGGCTTCAAATGCATCTGCGAGTTGCGCTGGCAGGTCGCCGTCTTCCGGCAGGTCTTCGCTGAAGTACTCGGTGCCGTCGATTTGGCGCGGATGATTCGGCTTGCAGAGCCGCAGCCGCAAGGATTCGTACGTACGATCCGGTTCGTCAAGCACGTAGTCAACCAGCTCTTCGGGTGAAAAGAAGTACATATCACACGCATCCGAATACAGAGGGTCGCCATCATCCCAAGGGCGCTCTTGCATAGCGAGATAGCGCTCCAGGCTCGCTGCATCACGGCAGGCCTGACACTTCGTCCAAGTCTTCTCTTGGACGTTGCCACATTCGCAGACCATGTGAGTGGCACCACAATAGCGCGCCATGCGCTCGTCTTTACCCCAAAAACGTCCGTGTCGATCCGCCCAGCCGCTGACGGTCACATAGCGCGCCGCCTCGTCGCTCGTGCTGAGGACGATCTTCTCTTCTGCTTTCATCGGAACAGTCTCCCGTGGATCTCGTCGAGCTTTTCCACGTCGTCGGCACTGAGGTCGACGATGCGGGAGTGCTTGACCTTCTCTTTGAGGTCACGGACGAAACCAATTTCATCCGTGCGGAGTTGGCGCGTGTCGACCAGGCCAACTAGGCGATCGATCATCGTCGCGGTGCTGACGATTCCCATTTGGGGACTTCCTCCTGCGATCCGCTGCATCCAGCGGTAGGTTGCGTAGGCACCCACGCCAATGGCGACGACTGGCGCGATCAAGGCCGGAGCCACGGCGAGGGCGGTTATGAGGATCGACACAGCATCAAGCCTTATAGGGCGCCCAGCCCATCGCGGGCAGGCCCGTGGTCTTGCTGACCATGGGATTGCCATGCTTGTCGACCTTTTGTTGGCGCACCATTACCTTCGGGGCGTAGATCTTCGAGGTACGCTGCGCGACCTCGATCCACTCCCTAGCAAACTGGGGGGCGTCGAACGTGGGGCTGACCTGCACAGGTGCATGACCGGTCAAAATTGCTTCTGCGGTCACCTCCATTTTGTCGCGCCACTCTTCCTTGGTCTTCGGGTTGGGCTCGCGTTCAAGCCTCTTCTCTGCGAGCTTCTTTGCATGAGTGATGGTCATGCCGTAGACGCAAAATGCGGACATGGGATCTCCTTGCTGATCAGTGCAGTCGAACGAGGACGGGCGCGCCATTGATCCAGCGGCCAGTGACCTTGAAGCCTTCGGCGCGGCGGGCGCGCACGTACTCCTCCCAGGTGATGTCGGGATTCATGACTGCCTCCAGATGGGTGTGGCGGCGGGCGTTTCGGGGTTGAAAGCGGCGTAGAGGCCGGAGAGCGCGATAACGCCGGCGGCCGTGGCGAACCAGAATGCGATGGCGCGGAGGAGCTTCATGCTGCCGCCCCGTCGCGCGGTAGCACTGTCGTGGACAGCTTCTGTTGATGCAGCCAGAAATCGCGCTCTCCGCGCAGCATCTGACCGACTTGCGTATTTGCGGCGAAGCCCTTGATCGTGGAGCACAAGTTGCCGATACGGTCCTCAATCGAGATGTCCGCGACGCCGTGCTTGGCGAGGATCTCGCGGCCTTCCTTGATGCCCATCAGGTATTCGGCGGTTACGGCGCGGCGCGTCACGCAGGCGCCCGAGCACTCGCTGGCCGGGTAGTCGCAGCCACTGGAAGCGTGTTTGCAGTTGGCGCGCGTCATGCAGCGCTCCCGGTAGCCCGCGCAATGACGGCTGCGCGCTCATGGAAGCGGGTGGTGCCTTCACCGTCGACGCCATCGTGGGCGTTGCGCTCAGCCCAGACGGACTTTTGCAGCGTGGACATGATCTGCAGGCCGTTCTGGATGATCCGGTGGGCGCACTGCAGCTCGTTGAGCAGTTCGGCGATGTCGTTGGTCAGCGCAGCTTGGCGCTGGGCAGCTTGAACGGGCGTCATAGCTCAGTCCTTCCCCATGCGCACACAGAACAGCACCAGGGTGACCACAAGCCCCCAGGCCATGATTCCGATAGGTACGAGCAGTTCCATCCCGCCATCTCCGTTCAAATCGTCGATGTGGGAATAGTAGTCACACTATTTTAAAGATGCAATAGTCAGACTGATATTTTTATGGGCCGCCTGCTCTGCGACCCGCACGAAGCAAATGAGCGAGCGCTTCAGCGACCGCCTCTGTGGCAAGTCCTTTCGTAGTCACATACGCTCCACTGATCGTGACGCTGTGCGTTCCGTCGATGTCCAGTTCGATCAAGATGCTGTCTCTATCTGGGGGTTTGAGGTTTGCAATAGCGGACCGGATGCGTTTGTCACGGTGGTCCGCTAGATAGATGACCCTGCCCATACCGCTCCTGTGCCGCTTCGTCCGAGCGACCTTGTTGTTAAGGAGTGAATCGGCAGATTAATGTGCTTCTTTCGGCAGATTGCCCGGTGGATTTGCGCAGAGGTTTCTGCGCATCAAGCAACAAAAAAGCCCGCGCAGTGCGGGCTTGGATACTTTTGATGCAGTTTTTATCAGGGATTACCCGAGGCGCTCGAACCAGTGCTGTTCGCTGACGATTGCTATGGAGAAGCCTTGGTCGCGGTATTCCACGGCTTTCATGATCTTTGTCCCGTGCGTCGAGTGGAGCCAATCTCGGCTCCCCAGATCGCCAATTACGAGGAAGTCCAGCTTCTTTGTGATGGATCCTGCTGAAGCGCCGCCACGAGATTCAATGGCCTTGTGACACCAATCACGGGTTCCGCTATTGAATCGACCCGTGAAACAGAAGGATCGCCCGGCAAACTCGACAATAGGAGCTGGCTTGCACAGCGGGAGCGACGTGCTATCGCTAGCTTCGTTTGACTGCGGCGCGGTGTTTCCACCGACGGTTGCCATGAGCAGGTCAAGGATTTCTCGCTCCTCCTCAGGGTCAATATGCCCATCGGCCAATGCGGCAGAGATTCGAGGGTAGATCGCTTTGGCGGGCCAAAGATCAGCGGCCGCGCGATTGGAATTCAGCCAGGACAACAGGAATTCAACCTCGCCCTGGTGAACCATGCCGTCGGCCACCACCCCCTTAACGATGCCAATCAGCTCATCTATTTGACGCTCGGCCACCGCATCCCGCCGATATGCAGTGACGAGAGGTTGCCCGTGCTCGTCACGATGCCTTCCAAAACTGTCTTGAATCCAACCCATATCCCCACTCCCGTTAGAAACAGGGCCTACCGCTTCGTCTTCGCGTCTGAGACGGGGGCCCCAACTTTGAATTTCATCACCGATGCGCGCGCCACAGTCGGGCTCCGGAGTGCCTCAAGTGCCTTAGCGACCGAGACGATCTCATCATCACTCAGTCCTTCGAGTGCCTTCATGAGGCGGGCGATCCCTTTGGATGGCGCGCCTTGCATGGTCGGCGCATGCCCCGCGCTGTCGCCGAGTGCTTTGGACAACGTGGGGCTGATCTCGGGTGGCGTCACGCCTAGCGCCGCTGCGAACTTGAGCAATGCCGGCAAATTCAATGGGATCTTCCCCAGCAGGTATTGATTGACCGCCGCCTGGGTCTTCCAACCGCACTGGTCAGCTAGCCCCTCCTGGGTGGCGCTCGGGTTGGTTGCTTTGAAGGCTTCCCATGCTGCTCGAAGGCGTTCCGAGTCGGCTTTTTGTTCTGGGTTGAGTGGTTTCGCGGGCATGCCGGCAATTTAGTAGCACTACTAATATTCAATCAAACAGTGGGACTATTGCTTTTGACTAGTAGTCGGACTACTATTCACGCAGACCAAATCAACTGGCTGGCGAGGCGATGGACCTGAATGGCTACCTGAAAGAGAAGGGCGTGACGCAAGCAGCGTTTGCGGCAATGTTCGAGCCGCCGGTGACGCAGGGCTTGGTAAGCCAGTGGCTTCGAGGCGAGACCCGAATGACGCTGGACCAGGCTCTGCAGGCAGCACGCATTACGGCTGGCGCTGTCGGGCCCCAAGACTGTGCGGCGTTGTATGGCGTTAAGGCTGCGGCCTGACTACCGGTCTCGCTGCAAAAGCTCGGTCGCGTAGTCCAAGCGTTCCTTGAGGACATGGAGATAAGCCAGGCACTCGAGGAGGAGTAGCACGGGGTCAGCGGGTGGACGAGAACGGCCGAGTGGCATGCCAACGCCAGTTGCCAGCCAATCCGCTGAAATCCCCAAGACCTTCGCGATTGCGTGTGTATGCCGGCTGCCTTTGGCATTTCGGCTCGGGTCGCAGAGGTAGTTGATCGACTGGTGGCGTACGCCGACACGCGCGGCGAGCGCGGCCTGAGAGATTGGAGGTTTGACCTGGGCCATGGCCCATCGGAGGCGGTCACTGTAGGTCTGCATGCGAGGCAGTTTGTCATTGGATGCGTGCAGAAGGGCCTGCAGTTTGGCGGCAGAGTTGTTTGCAGGTGGAGACGCTCAATCTCGGCCAGTGGGATTTGACTACGAGCCGAGTCTATGCGGCAGGAGAGAAAAGAGCATGCGAAACGGATCGCACAGAACACTGATTTCCCGAGTGCTTGAGCACGTGACGGCTTGCCGGAAAGCGGCGGGCTGGAGCCGGGAGGCGGTGGCAGAGGTCATCGTCGAGGCCCATGCAAAGATCGACGGCCCCGGCGCTACGGGCATCCGCTTTGAGCCTCCCACCACGGACACGTTCGAGCGCGCCAAGGTGAATGCGGACCGAATCTTTCGGTGGCTGGACGACAGCAGCAAGGACACGAACCTCCTTCCGGCGAACTTCCTGCCGTCCATCCTGGCTGGACTGCCGATGGACGCGCGGGTGTCCCTGGTGAACGAGATCCTTGGCCCGGTGGGTTTGGTTGTTCGCCGGCTGGACAACGACGGCACCGACTGCCTGAGCGCCACGCGGCACCTGGTGACCATCTCCAAGGAGGTGGCGGAAGCGCAGTCGGCAGTGGCCACCTTGATCGATGGCGCGACGTTGCCCGAACTGCAGCGGGCGGAGCGGGAACTGGCCGATGCCGAGTACGCCATCAAGAGCGCCCGTTCCGATGTTGCCGCGCAACTGGGCACCAGCCTGAGGGCGGTTGCATGAAGCCCCGCCTGACCCAGGGTGGCGCTTACCGCCTGCCGAGCGGCCGCCGCGCCTTCTTCGACCGGTTCGTTGCGGCTCAGAACGCCTACAAGTTCGTCTACGAGGACGACGGCAGCGAGATACGGGCCCGCCAGTTCTTCCTGACCGAGCAGAACATCCACCTTGCTGTGCCGGAGTTGGGCCAATGATCCACGAGCTGATGCCGCGCGCCGTGCTGCGAGAGCAGGGCGCCGAAGCCTTCCGCTGCGGGCGGAAGGCGGACGACAACCCCCACTGGCCGCCTGGAACCGACGCCCACCTCGAGTGGCAAGCGGGGTTCAAGGACGAGCAGTACCGGCCGATGTCCGACGCCGCGAAAGTGAGGCCGTAGCCATGACTTCAGCAATCACGTTCGTGCTGTACGCCTTGGGCGTGTTGATCGGCGTATATGCGCTAGCCGGAATCGCCGTGCTGGTTTTGTTCCGCAGGGCGGCCAAGGGCGAAAACATCTTCAGCATCCCGCGCCGCCGATCGAGCCCGCAGGTGCCACCTCGCCGCAACCCGACCCAGCCGGGCCCGGATCCGCGATACGAACCCAAGCAGTTCCGATCCAAGCGATAGGAGCCACGACATGCACACGCAAGTCGCGCACACCAGCATCCGGACATACCGGGACATCAAGAAGGACGGCACGCTGAGCGCCAGGCAGCGCCAGATCATGGCGGTTGTCCGCCCGTTCCCGGCCGATTACTCGCTGCAGGAACTGGCGAAGCTGACCGGCCTGCCGATCAACGTGGTCAGCGGCCGGGTGAATGAGCTGCGCGAGGATAGTGGCGAGCTAGAGCGCGCGCCGGCCCGGGCCTGCAAGATCACAGGCCGGACGATCCGCCCGGTGCGCCGCCCACATCCCCAGGGGGCGCTGTTCTGATGGCCTCCACGATCTACCGGAATACCAAACTGCTTGAGGCGGTCCGCGCGCTGCCCTGCCAGCACTGCGGCCGCGCTGACGGCACGGTGGTGGCGGCCCACTCGAACCAGCTGCGGGACGGTAAGGGGCGAGGCATCAAGGCGCACGACTACCGGATCGCCGCTCTCTGCCATACCTGCCATTCCGAATTGGACCAGGGATCCCGTATGAGCCGCGCCCAGCGCGAGGAGATGTGGGAGGCGGCCCATCGCTCAACCATCGGCAAGCTGTTCGACGCGCGCCTGATCGGATGGATTGCATGAGCAAGTCCAAAATCACCAAGCCCATGCGCCGGGCGCTCGAAATTCAGGCGGAGAAAGCCTGCGGCGGTGTCTTTCGCAGTTTCCGCACGCCGACGCTCATCGCATGTGTTGAGGCTGGATTGATGCGCTGGGGCGCTGATGGTGGCCTAGAGATCACTGACGCGGGCTATAGGGCCATCGGCAGGAACCATCACCGCGCCGAGCACCCGTGCGGCTACATGCAAGGGCGAGGGGCTGCATGAGCACCATCATCATGTCCGCCCGCCGGCTACCAGGAAGGCAAAATAGCGTCTGCGCCAGCTTGCGTGCGTTTTGCAGTGGGTTTGTGCGCACCCATCTAAAGGAGCGAGGTAATGGTGACGCGAGCAGAAATCATCCGGGCACTGGAGGCAACACAACAGGCGGGTTCTTCATTCAGCGCCAACATCCGGTCGCCGCTCGGGGGAATGAATATGCGGCTGACGCCAGCGGACATTGCAGCTTGCATCCTCGACGGCGTGAATCTGCCCGCTCGATTGACCGGACTGACGCCGGACGAGTACGCGGAGTGGATAGAGCAAGAGGGGCATGTCCAGTGCAGCGCCAGGACAAAGGCTGGGCGGCAGTGCCGCAAGTCGGCGTCCGGGTCCGCCGTGACAGATCCAACAGACTGGAAGGCGCTGCGGGCGACAGCCCCGTATTGCCCGACGCACGGCGGGTAGCGCAGGCCGCCGGAAAAGAAGGCCCGAACTGGGCCGCTATCAACACACTGGAGGTCTGCCAATGAGCGGCAAGGTCTCCGGTCTCGTCTTCGAGTTCTATCCCGTGGGTGGCGGGGAGATGCTGACCGCCCTGTGCCTTGCAGACCACGCCGACCACGACGGGACGTCCATCTTCCCCGCCGTGGAAACCGTGGCCAAGCTGACCCGCCAGTCGGAACGCACGGTCCAATACCACCTTCGCAGCATGCAGGAGTCTGGCTGGTTGCTGCTCGTTGGCAATGCCAAGGGCGGCCGTAAGAAGGCCCGCGAGTATCGCATCAACCCTGTCTGGATCGAGACTGGCAAGCTACCAGAAAAGGGCGCAAAAACTGCACCCTTTATTTCTGCGGGAGTTGCAGAGGGCCGGGCTGTGGATAACTCCCAAAAGGGCGCAACAGTTATTGCACCCTTTGTCGGGGTAAAGGGTGCAACGGGCGACACGAAAGGGTGCAATCCCGAACACGAAAGGGTGCAATCTGAAGCAGTAAAGGGTGCAACAGCTATTGCACCCGAACCGTCAGTACCCGTCAAAGACCCGTCAGTGACCCGTGGCGCGAGCGCGCCGCCAGACCACATCCGGAACTCGACAACCGGCGGAATCAACCCTCGGCCGGTGCAGATCTCGATCCTGCTGCGGAAGACCCACGGCATGGCCGTGACCAGCAACTCGGCTGAGGTGCTGGAAATGACTCGGCTCGCGGTGACGGATCTGGAAATCGCGGAGCACGTCGACGCCTTCCGGCTGAAGAAGCCCGGCGAAGCCCCGAACGTCCGCTACATCCTCCGAATGATCGAGTCAACCCGTAAAGCCTTGGCCGACGCCGCGGTGACCACGAATGCCGGTGTGCCTGGTCCTGCGGCCGCCGATGCTGGCATCTGGTGGCGCTCCGACTCGGGCATCACCGCCAAGGGAGCGGAACTCGGAGTCAAGCGAAAGCCAAACGAGCCGGATTGGGTCTTCAAGACTCGGGTCTTCCGGGACGCGGGAGAGGGCAGGTGGCGGGAAGAGTGGGAGACCAAGCTGCTCAAAGAAAAAAACTCAGCCTATGCCCAGGTCTTCGAGCAATTCCACGGCCATCCGCCGGTCGAGGGACAGGCATGAACATCGAAATCATGATTGCCAAAGGGCATGGACAGATGGGCGGCGCGGTCTGGTTCGATCGCCACCGCAAGACCCGGATGCGCGCATATCACCTGTTCAGCGTGCGCCGCATGGTCTGCGCAGATGGACACCTTTGGGTGGTGACAGCCGGGCGCTTCGCCATCGCCTTTGGGCACACGAAGAACCGGGGGCGCAGATGAGCATGTGGGGACGGTGGGGCAATGCGAACGGACGAGGCGTGGCGGCACGAGTGCGAGGTGCGCTGGCTGGCACGGAAGCAGGGGCAGCAGATCGCGGACTTTCTGCGCAAGGTGGAGAAGCATCGGGGGCGGCCAGCGGCGGACAGGCTGGCATCGGACGTCCGAGCCGCCCGCCAAAGGCAAGCAAGTACGGCAATACCCGGGTGACGTTGAACGGTGAGACGTTCGACAGCCGCAGGGAAATGGAGCGGTACTGCCATCTGCTGATCCTTCAACGCGCCGGCCAGATCCAGCAGCTCGAGCGCCAGGTGCCCTTCATTCTCTCGCCAGCGGTGGTGATCAATGGCCGGAAGCGCCCGCCGCTCCGGTACGTCGCAGACTTCACCTATGTGGAGCGTGGAGCCACGGTGAGGACGGTGGAGGACGTGAAGGGCACGGTAACCGAGGGGTACCGTATCAAGCGCCATCTGATGGCGGCTATGGGGATTGAGATCAAGGAGGTGCGATGAGCGTGCTCACGGTGCATGAGTCGTCGGTGGACGAGAAGCGGTACCGCGCGGTGTTGGACGAAACCCAGCTGCTGGGAGTAGTGGCGGCCGTGGTCGCCGCGCAAGCGGGTGTGGACTTGGAGGCTCCGAACGTGTCGATCCGCACGCTGCATGTCAGCGCCCGAAGCGGGGGGCTGACGACCACCAAATACGAGGCGGTCTGCGAGATCGTGGTGGATCAGCGTGCGAAGCCGGAAGGTGCCGCATGAGCGAGCAGCGAAAGCCTGTGATTCCTGAGCCGCGGCCAGCCATGCCAGCGTCAAATCACCATTGGACGATCCCCTTGATCTTGTTCGAATTTATCGCCTTGGCTGTGTTCATCTGGTGGATGTCGAGGAAGGGTTTGGTATGAGCGCCGCCGACATTTGCGACATGTTTGCCGCGCTGGTGATGGTCGGCGTGGTCGTTTCGATCGTATGGGGGATGCCTCGATGAACTGGAAAGCGGAAGGGATGGTGGGCTGATATGGCGCGCATATGGACGCCAGAGGAAACGGCCGAACTGGCCCGGCTGATCTGTACCGATCTGTCGTGGTGCGTCATCGGGGCGCGCCTGGGCAGGACGGGGCCAGCTGTGCATATGAAGGCAGTGAGCATGGGCCTTGGCCCCAAGCCCTATACCGGCAACCGGTCACCCGTCTGGTCCCTAATCCAGAAAATTTGCAAGGACGGTCGCCCGCGCACTGTCCATGAACTTGCCAAGCTGACCGGCGCCACCCGGGTTTGCGTTGACCGGCTGATGCATGACCGCCTAGACGCCGGCCAGGCGCACGTCGGCAAGTGGGAGCGGCAGCGCCGCGGCCCGGCGCGTCCCTACTGGCTGCCCGGCCCGGGGAAGAGTGCGCCTCGGCCGGTTCCGCTCACTAGCGCGGAGAGGCAGCGCGAGATCATTCGGCGGATGAGGGAAGAAGACCCGCTGAAATACAAGGCGCTCATTGACAGGACGGTCATCCGGCAGCGGAGAAAGCGCGGTGTGATCGTGCAGCAACATCCTGTCCTTCAGGCGCTGTTCGGTATGGGAGCGCCAGCATGACGGAGCGGAAGAAGGGCGGCGCCCTGGCCAACCTGGCAGGGATGCTCTGCAACAACCCCGAATTCCGCCGAATGGTGGCGGTCAGGACTGGGAGGCCGTGCGACACGCCTGAAGACGCCAAGGCCCGCATCTTGGAGCGCTGCAACATCACCTCCCGGGCGGACCTCGACCACGTGGCGAAGGCCGAGGCGGAATTCCACGCTGCGTTCCGCCTGCCGTGGATGCGGTGGCAACAAGGAGCGAGGCGATGAAGGAGATCCACGTCGCAGCAGAAGATTGGAATTGCCATTTCGAGTCGGCCGAGGAGTGCATCGCCAAGGGACGCCAGTGGGGCGAGTGCGAGGAGGGGGAGGAATTCACCCTGGTACGCCTCCAAGTCTTCGCCCAGACCCGGTACCGCATCGTGGGCGGCAAGCCGCAACCCATCCAAGTGTCATTTCCGACCGAGATCGTAGAGAGCTAAAACATGACCGAGACCGAGATCCTATTCACCAGCGCGGACAGCGCCTTGCGCTTTGCGTTCTCGTACTCGACGCAGCAATACAGCCCGACGCCGATGGCGCGGGCGATGCGAGGGGGCAACGTCGGTACCGGGAAAGGGCTGGCTGGGTTGGACGGTGCGGGCCAGGCGGGCATGCTGCGCAGTGAGCTGAGGGATTTCAGCGTGCTGCACCAGGCACTGCTGATCGCCCAGTTCGCGCCTGCTGATTTGCCGTGCGACTGCACAGCGCCGTGCTGCTCAGGGAGGAAGCCGAACCGGGAGTGGGGCGAGGCCGTGTCCTTCCTGACCGAACACACCGCTGCCCTGTTTGCCGGCTCGCTGTCTCACTACCGGCTCAGACGCATCCTGATCGAAAGACATTTCGGTGCGCACCGGGGCTCGGACGGCAAGAAGATCAGCCTGGAGCGGGTGGCCGAGCACTGCGGCGTACACCGGCAGACCGCATCGACGCACCACCAGAGGCTGATGACGTATCTCCGGGGCAAGAAGGGCATCGGTGGCGAGATCGGTATCCAGGCGATCGCAATGCAGCGCGCTGACGAGCTGCTGCGCGACCGTGGCTTTGTGGGGATGGAGGAGGCGGCATGACGCTCCGTATCGTGCGGAATGGCGCGGACTCGCGCAGAACCTGGCAGAGGTCTCAATCATCCTGTATTGACTGCTTCTGCCCCTCTTCGCTCTCACTCTGCTTGATCACAAGGCTAGCCAAGTAGCCGGCGAGCAGTATCACGGAACCGGCTGCAAATCCAAGCACCAGCGCCATTGACATCCAATCCATTCCCAGATCGGCTGCATCCGCAACTTTCAGCGCTAGGTCGCGGCCCTCTGTCCCTAGGGGAATGCTGTAATAAACGGCGCGCGCACGACCCCATGCTTGTTGTGCGCCGCTATAGAAGACAATTGCGCCGATGAACGAAACCCCGACAAGGGCAAATAGCAGCTTCCATACGTGGAGATAGATCTTCGGGTACTTCAGAGCAAAGCCCAGCAGCGCGCCACCCAGCCCAAGTGCCGTGGTGATTAGGGGCAAATCCATTTGGGTTTCCTTCTTCTGTTTTGGCTCGCCAAGTATTCTATTTCGGATTTGCGCAATTCCTTCTTGACTTTTCGACATTTTGTGTCGAAAATAGGCATCATTCTGATACGCCGCAGAATTGCCTCCAAAGCCCGCTAAGCGAAAAAGCCAGCGGGCTTTTTGCATTACTGCATCGGGTTTGAAGTACCCAAATTCTGCTGTTCCGCCTGTCTCCTCCCCCTAGTTGCCACGGGTTTGGGTATGCCGGCCGCTGGTCACCGTACCCTTTTCTTCTTCCGATTCCACGATGGCTCTTGCGACCCTCAAGCCACGGCTTGCCACGGTGAACACCTTGCGCGCGCCTGTGCTGGAATCAAAGGCCGGCGCCACGCCACGCGTGCGTGGTCGTGCATGGATGGAGGCGCGCAGACGCGTAGCCTTGGCGCACGACTATCGATGCGCTGGGTGCGGCTGCGTCTGGGTTCCACATCGGGACCAGATCGATCACAAGGTGTCACTGGAGCAGGGCGGCAGCAACGATGACAGCAATCTGCAGCCGCTTTGCAACGACTGCCACGAGCGGAAGACTTCTGCCGAGGCCTCGGCACGCGCTGCGGGCTGACTGGGGGTGACGTGGGGGAGGGGTGGGGTAAAAGTCTGAGCCCCCAAGGGCTCGGAAACCGAGCGCCTTGCCACGCGCAGAAAATTTCCCCTTTCACAGGATTTGTTAATGGCCTTAACAACGGGCCAGCGTGAACAACACGTCGCAAACCATTGAGCGCAAACGATAAACGTCCTGCGCGATGTTTAACTTTTGGACCGCGCAGCGCGGGGTTTGAACATGGCTCTGACCGGCAAAAAGCAGAAGTTTGCTCAGGCCAAGGCCAAGGGCATGTCCAACAAGGATGCCGCCGTTGCGGCTGGCTATAGTGCCGCGTCGGCGGCCGCCGCGGGTTCTCGTCTGGCGAAGGACCCTGACGTACTGGCGGCCCTTGATCGCAAGGCGAAGGTCAAGGCGGTGAAGAAATCCCCGTCGCCCAGGGCGGCAGGGCCTGCAAAATCGGAGCCGCCCGAAGCTCAGTCCAAATTCGACTTGAGCGTCGCGCTCAGCCATGACGATCCAAAGAAGTTCCTGATGGCGTTCATGAATGACCTCGAGATGGACCCGAAGGAACGCAAGGATGCCGCCAAGGCGCTGATGCCGTTTATGCACCAGAAGATGGGCGAGGGTGGAAAGAAGGACGCCCAGAAGGACGCGGCAAAGAAGGCGGGCGGCGGTCGTTTTGCGTCGGCTGCACCTCCTAAGCTCGTTGCGTCCGGCGGGAAGAGTGTCTGATGCCGGCGTGGACAACAGCATGCCCAGATTGGGCGGACCGGCTGCGCCGCGGGGAATCTATCATCCCCCCGCCGATCTTCCCGGAGGAAGCCGAAAAGGGGCTCGAGGTGATGCGATCGCTGCGCATCGTCGACGCTCCTGGTAGTCCGACCATCGGTGAGGCGTCGGGGCAGTGGATCTTTGACCTGGCGGCCACGGTGTTCGGCGCCTACGACGCCGAAAGCGGGCGTCGGCTCATCACGGAATGGTTCGTGATGCTGCCGAAGAAGAACTTCAAGTCGGGCCTGGCTGCGTCGATCATGCTGACAAGCCTGATTCGAAACTGGCGGCAGTCCGCTGAGTTCACCATCCTGGCGCCGACGCTGGAGGTCGCAAACAACAGTTTCGGCCCGGCCAAGGACATGGTTGCCTTCGAGGAGCCGGGCGAAGACGACCAGCTGGCCGATCTCATCCAGGTGCAGACGCACATCAAGACCCTGACGCATCGCGAAAAGAACGCAACGCTGAAGGTGATCGCTGCTGATCCGAACACGGCGGCCGGCAAGAAAAGCGTCGGGACACTTATCGAGGAGCTATGGCTCTTCGGCAAGCAAGCCAATGCAAAGGAGATGTTGCGCGAGGCCTTGGGCGGCCTGGCGTCGCGCCCGGAAGGGTTCGTGATCTGGGTCACAACGCAGAGCGACGAGCCTCCCGCGGGCGTATTCAAGGAAAAGCTTCAGTACGCGCGGGACGTTCGCGACGGCAAGATCCACGACCCCCAGTTTCTCCCGATCATCTATGAGCATCCGCCAGAGATGGTCGAGGCAAAGGAACACCTCCTGGTGGAAAACCTGGGGATGGTCAATCCGAATCTGGGTCATTCCGTTGATCAGAGTTTCCTTGAGCGCGAGCACCGAAAGGCCACAGAAGAGGGCGAGGGATCTCTCCGAGGTTTCCTCGCAAAGCATGGCAATGTGGAAATCGGGCTTGCGCTCCGAGCTGATCGTTGGGCGGGAGCGGATTTCTGGGAGAGGCGCGGCACCGAAGCCGGCCTGACGCTTGATGCGCTGCTGGACCGCTGCGAGGTGGTCGACGTTGGAATTGACGGCGGCGGTCTGGACGACCTGCTAGGACTTGCGGTGGTAGGACGAGAACGAGAGACGCGGAAGTGGCTGCTTTGGACTCACGCGTGGGCACATGATTCCGTGCTTCAGCGCCGGAAGGAGATCGCACCGCGGCTCCAGGATCTCGCCAAGCAGGGAAACGTAACGCTGGTGAAGGACATCGGCGAGGACGTCTACGAGGTGGCGGAGATTGTCGCCCGATGCGAGGCGTCCGGCCTACTCGACAAGGTCGGCTGCGATCCGGCCGGCCTCGGCGGGATCCTCGATGCGATGGTCGATGCTGAGGTCCCGCAAGACAAGGTCATAGGGATTCGGCAGGGGTGGTCAATGACCGGGGCCATCAAGACCACCGAGCGAAAGCTCGCCGAAGGTGTCTTGGCGCATGGAGGCCAGCCGCTTATGGCGTGGTGCGTCGGGAACGCCAAGGTCGAGCCGAGAGGCAATGCCATTCTGATCACGAAGCAGGCGTCGGGCACTGGGAAGATCGATCCTCTGCTCGCAACTTTCAACGCAGTGACGCTGATGTCGCTGAATCCCGAGGGGATGGGCTCCATGAATGACTGGTTGAGCAATCCCGTCGTGGCGGGCCGCGCATGAAGAAGCCGACGCCAAAAGGTCTGGTCAGCCGCATCAGCGCCGCCATTGACGGATGGGTTCGCTCCTTCTCGCTGCGAGACCGTGATCTGTATGACCGAGCGACAGACGGCGCGACAGGGGTGGATGTCACGCCGAAGGCCGTCATGCAGCTGGATGCCGCATGGGCATGCGTGCGTCTGATCTCGGAGACGATCGCGACGCTGCCGCTGGCGATGTATGAGCGCACACCAAAAGGGAAGCGCCTCGCATCGCAGCACTCGCTGCATTTCATCATCCACGACCAGCCGAACACCGATTCGACAGCTTCCGTGTTCTGGGAGGCAATGGTAGCGGCGATGCTGCTTCGTGGTGCTGGCCGCGCCGAAAAGATGTACGTTGGCTCAAAGCTTGTCGGGCTGGCCTTTTTGAACCCCGAAAAGCTCGTTTGCAGGCGCGACGCGGCAGGGAGAAAACAGTTCACCTATCCGCGTCCGAATGGCACGATGCGCGAAATTCCGGAGGCGAACATCTGGACCATCCCAGGCTTCACCCTCGACGGCGTGAATGGCGTTTCGGTGATCGCCTACGGTGCGAAGGTCTTTGGCGCCGCCATCGCGGCGGACAAGGCCGCCGCCGAGACGTTCAAGAATGGGCTGCTGCAGACCATCTATTACAAGATGGCGCAGTTCCTCAAGCCGGACCAGCGTGCCGAGTTCAAGAAGAACCTGAAGGGTTCTGTTGAGCGGGGAGAAGCGCCACTGCTCGAAGGGGGCATGGACGTCGGGAGCGTGGGCATCAAGCCGTCGGACGCCCAGCTTCTGGAGTCCCGGGGATTTTCGGTGGAGTCCGTCTGCCGATGGTTCCGTGTTCCACCTTGGATGGTCGGGCACACCGAGAAGTCCAGCAGCTGGGGGACGGGCATCGAGCAGCAGATGATCGGGTTCCTGACGTTCACGCTTGGCCCCTGGCTGAAGCGCATCGAGCAGGCTATCGGCAAGGACCTGCTGACGCCGGCCGACCGAGCTCGCTACTACGCCAAGTTTGCTGTGGAAGGACTGCTTCGCGCGGACAGCGCGGGCCGTTCAGCCTTCTACACCGCAATGGTGAACAACGGCATTCTGACCCGCGACGAGGTTCGCGAGCTCGAAGACCGAGAGCCGATGGGCGGAAATGCGGCTGTGCTGACCGTGCAGTCTGCCATGACAACCCTTGACTCAGTCGGCACGCAAAGCGATGCCAACCAGGCGCGCGCATCCATTCGCGCCTTCCTCGGCCTCGACGCCGAACCACAAAAGGGCTGAACGACCATGAGCAAGAGAACGCTTCCGGGTGCGCCGGAGGGGCGCCCCTACGCCGGCGTCACCGGTCAGGTGCAGCCGCGGGCCTTTGACCGTTGGAACACCGGCGTGCGTGCCGCAGTGGAGGGCGACGAAGACCGCACCATCAGCATCTACGACGTCATCGGGTACGACTACTGGACTGGCGAGGGGGTGACCGCAAAGCGGATCGCCGGCGCGCTGCGGGGCATGGGCTCCGGCCCGGTTACGGTGAACGTGAATTCGCCCGGCGGTGACATGTTCGAAGGCCTGGCGATCTACAACCTGCTGCGGGAGCACGACGGTGAGGTCACGGTGAAGGTGTTGAGCCTGGCTGCTTCCGCTGCTTCGATCATCGCGATGGCCGGAGACACGGTGCAGATCGCCCGGGCGGGCTTCCTGATGATCCACAACGCCTGGGTAATGGCCATCGGTAACCGGAACGACCTGATAGAAGTCGCGGCCACCCTGCAACCGTTCGACGATGCGATGGCGAGTATCTACGCGGCGCGCACGGGCCAGGACATCAAGGCCATGGCAAAGCTGATGGACGCCGAGACGTGGATCGGAGGCCAGGCGGCCATAGACGATGGCTTCGCCGACGAGTTCCTGCCGTCGGACCAGGTCAAGAAGGGCGAGGGCAAGGCCAGCGCCTCGGCAGTGCGTCGAATCGAAGCCGCACTGCGCTCCAGTGGCATGCCGAAATCGGAGGCCATGCGCCTCATCAGCGAATTCAAGTCCAGTTCGGGCGATCCGGCTGGCAGCGGCGAGGGAGATCCCGCCGGACGAGTCGAGCCCGCGCCCGACTCTCTCAGCAAGACCGCCGCCCTGGCGGCATCCCTAACCGCGATGCAGTTCTGAAAGGAAAGCCATGCCGCAAATCGAAAAGGACATCGAGTCCATCAACGCGAGCCTGACCAAGGTCAGCGACCAGATCAAATCCCAAGCTGAAGCGTTCGTCAAGAACGCGAAGCAAAGCGAGGAGGCCGTCGCCAAGGTGGACGACCTCCTGAACAAACATGGTGAACTGCAGAACAGCCTTACGGCTACCCAGCAGGCACTGGCCAAGTTGGAGGCGAACGGCGCCGGCGCCGATGTGCAGCACCAGTCGTTCGGCGCGCAGTTTACCGACAACGAAAAATTCAAGGCATTCGCAGAGCAAGCCACCCCGCGTGGCCGCGTCGACATGACGTTCAACGCCGCGATCACGAGCCTGACGACGGATGCCGATGGGTCGGCCGGTGACCTGGTGCAGACCACGCGTCTCCCTGGCGTGCTTGCGCTGCCCCAGCGCCGCATGACTGTCCGTGACCTGATCACTCCGGGCACGATGGATGGAAACACGCTCGAGTACGTGAAGGAAACCGGCTTCACGAACAATGCCGGCATGGTCGCAGAAGGCGCGAAAAAGCCGGAATCGTCGATCAAGTTCGACCTGGTCAATACCTCGGCCAAGGTCATCGCGCACTTCGTGAAGGCTTCCCGCCAGATCATGAGCGATGCTTCGCAACTGGCCAGCATCATCGACGGGCGCCTGCGCTACGGCCTGGCGTTCAAGGAAGAGCAGCAACTGCTGAACGGAGACGGCACCGGACAGAACCTGCTGGGCATCATCCCGCAGGCGTCCGCCTTCGTCGCACCGTTCGACCCGGCCGGCACCGAGACGAACATCGACAACATCCGTCTGGCGATGCTGCAGGCTTTCCTGGCCGAATACCCGGCCACGGGCCACGTGATGAACCCCATCGACTGGGCGCGCATCGAACTGCTGAAGGACACCACGGGCCGCTACATCATCGGTAACCCGCAAGGCAGCATCGGCGCCACGCTGTGGAACCTGCCGGTGGTGGAAACGCAAGCCATCCCGGTGGACAAGTTCCTGACGGGTGCTTTCAAGTTGGGCGCTCAGGTGTTCGACCGCTGGCTGGCCCGTGTCGAGGTCGCGACCGAGAACGAGGACGATTTCGTGAAGAACATGGTCACGATCCTGGCCGAAGAGCGTCTGGCGCTGGCGGTTTACCGCCCCGAGGCGTTCATCTACGGCGACTTCGGCAACGTGACCTGATCGGCATCAGCAGGTCAGTGGAGCCCGCTCCGGCGGGCTTCCGACACTCCCCGGAGATCAACATGAAGATCAAATTCAAGGCGCCGGATCCGCGCGCCGGCACGGTCGTCCAGTTGGATAGCAGCCGCGCACAGCACTTTCTCGACACGGGCGCCGCCGTGCTGGTGAAGGACGATGAGCACCGTTCGGCGGTGGCACGGGCGGAGTTGGATAAGGCGCTCGCCGGCCTGCCGGGCGACAACACGGACCCGGACTACGTCGTCGGGGCTATGCGCGTGCACTTCAAGGACCTGTTCACCGCTGAAGATGAAGCCAAAGTTCGCGAACTGGTGATGGCGCCCGTTACTGGCGCGCAGGAAGGGCATCAGGTCGATGGGCGGGCGGCGGCATCGGATGCGGCGCCTGTCGCGGTGGCCGACGACAAGCCGGCGGCCGAACACAAGGCCAAGAAGAAGGGCACGTAACGTGGCGGTCATCGACGTCGCCGCGGCGAAGGGCCACCTGCGGATCGAGGACGACTATCCGGATCCGCAGATTCTGGGGAAGCTTGAAGCGGCCGAAAGTATGGCTGCTCAGTACCTGAATCGGCGTATCTACGCGGCCGAGACAGACCTCGCCGCGGCCATTGACGACGTGCCCGCCGGGCTCGTCGCCGCCGGCGAAGCCTATGCGAACGCCCTGGCGGCGGCCGAATCCATCCAGGACGACTACGCGCGGGTTGCCGCGAGGCAATACGCGGCTGATGCATATCGGGTCGCTCAGACCATTGCGCGCGAGACCTATGCCGGCATCGTGATCAACGCCCAGATCGAGGCCGCCATCCTCCTGACCCTCGGCCACCTCTTCGAGAATCGGCAGGATGTCCAGCAGGGCGCCGTGCAGCAGTTGCCCATCGGGGCGCAACAGTTGCTGTTCCCTTTCCGGGTGGGATTGGGGGTCTGATGCGTATCGGAGCACTTAATCGCCGGGTCGTGGTCCGCCGCTGGCAAGACCAGCCGGCCGCCGGGTTCGGTATCGAACAGGAGTTCGACCCCGGAATTCCCGCGTGGGCGAGCATCGTTCCAGTGGGCGCCACGATCTTCTACGGGTCGAAGCAGACGGGCGAGGGCGTGACGCACCGCGTGACGATTCGGCGCCGGCCGGGATTGACGGAGACGGAGATCACTGGTGAGTACGTGGTCGATGCGGAAGGGCAGCGGTACCGCGTCCGCCGGGCCAGTGCCTGGCAGGGGGAGCGCGAGGCCGTCTTGCTGGAGGTGGAACTCCTCGGGAAGATTGCATGAGCAATGACTTGAATGTTCGCCTTGCCGGCCACACACGCATTGACTTCGATCGCAAGCAGATCCGGAAGGCTTTGCGGAACGAGGGTCGCGGCGTGCAGAAGGAGGCGCGGCGCCTCGTGGCCCGGCGCGCCATCTCTGCGCCAGGCGACTTCCCAGGGCGCGTCACCGGCACGCTATGGCGCAGCATCAAATCCAAGGTAAGCCGGCCCGGTTTCCTTGTGCGCATCGCACCGCAGAAGACCGCGGAAATGGGCAGGGATTTCTACCCTGCGTTCCTTGGGTATGGCGTCCGTCCTAGCCCGAACGGGAAGGGCGGCAGCTCGAACGGCTGGCGCATTGAGCCACGAGATAACTACATGGTCGAGGCGCTCAACCGCCGGCGACCCGTGTCTGAGGTGGCGTTGCGTGCCGCCCTCCAAAACGCTCTGATCCCACGATGAACCTGAACGCAGTCATTGCCCAGTTGCGCACGCGGGCGCCGTCCTTTGGTGGGCGCGTGGCCGGTGCTGCCAAGTTCCAGGTGCTGCCGGAAGCCGCCAACATGCAGGTGCCAGCGGCCTATGTGATTCCATTGGACGAGAACCCGGATCCGAAGCAGAGCAGCAACGGGTACAGGCAGACGGTAGAGGACTCGTTCGCCGTGGTTGTGGCCATCAGCAATGCGGTGGACGAGCGGGGGCAGGCGGCAGTCACTTCAGTGCACGAGATCCGCAAGATCCTGGTTCGCGCACTGGTCGGCTGGCAGCCGGGCGACGACTACGACCAGATCGAGTATGACGGCGGGTCGCTTCTCCATATGGACCGAGCCCGCATGTACTACCAATTCGAGTTCAAGGCTCTTTACGACATCGGATACGAAGATACCTTCAAGTCGGTTCGAGATGACGAACTGCCGGCGCTGGCTGGTGTTGATGTCACGGTGGACGCGATCGACCCGGCGGACCCGAACCATCCCGAAGAAGATCACCCAGACGATCCGAATGCCTATCCGGGCGGATCGCCCGGGCCAGACGGGCGCGCCGAGGCCGGCGTGACGATCGACCTCCCGCAACCCTAAGGAGCACCCATGCATGTCAAACCAGCCTCTGGCCGGGAGATCCCGGATCCGGAGAAGGGCGGCTATTTGCCCAAGGAAGGCCGCGAGGTGGAGCAATCCACCTACTGGCTGCGTCGCATCGCTGACGGCGATGTGGTCGAAGTGAAGCCCGGCATCGCCGAATCCGACGAACTTGCGCCCGTCAAGAAGGGAGCGAAACAATGACCGTACCATTCTCGAACATCCCGCAGAACGTCCGGGTTCCGTTTTTTTACGCGGAGTTCGACAGCTCCCAGGCGGGCTACTTCTCGCAGCAGAACCGTACGCTGCTGGTCGGCCAGAAGCTCGTGGCCGGGACGTCACCGGCCAACACTCTGCAGCTGACCGCGCGGACGGACGAGGCGAAAGCGCTTTTCGGCGTCGGTTCGATGCTGGCACGGATGCACGAGATTTACCGCCAGAACGACCCGTTCGGCGAAGTCTGGTGCATCGCCCTCGATGATCCGGGCGCTGGCGTTGCGGCAACTGGCTCGTTCGCGATCACGGGCACCGCGACCAAGGCTGGTACGCTGAATGCCTACGTGGGCGCGCAACGGGTCCAGATCGGCGTCGCCTCTGGAGATACGGCGGCAACCCTTGCCACCGCGCTGGCTGCGGCAGTCAATGCCAATGTCGATCTGCCGGTGACTGCGGCGGCGGCCACTGGCACGGTCACGCTGACCGCTCGCCATAAGGGCGCCCTCGGCAACGACCTGCTGCTGCAAATGAACTACTACGGCGCGGCGGGTGGCGAAAGCACCCCGGCAGGGCTGACGGTGACCGTAAACGCCATGTCCGGCGGCACCACGTCGCCTTCGCTGACGGCAGCTGTGGCGGCGATGGGAGATGAAGAATTCGACTTCATCATCTCCCCGTACAGCGATACCACGTCGCTCGACCTGTGGCGCACCACGATGAACGACTCGAGCGGTCGGTGGGCGTGGAACCGCCAGATCTATGGCCACGTCTACAGTGCACAGCGCGGTACGTTCTCGGACCTCCGGGCGGCAGGCGGCTTGCGCAACGACCAACACACCACAATCGCCGGCTTCGAGACCCTCGTCCCGAGCCCGGCGTGGGAATATGCCGCCGCATATGGTGCGCGGAATGCCGTGTACATCAACGCGGACCCGGCCCGCCCGACGCAGACTGGCGAACTGGTGGGCATCCTGCCGGCTCCGGCAGGCAACCGATTCGTACAGACCGAGCGCCAGACCCTGCTTTCGTCGGGTATCGCCACCAGCTTCGTGTCGGGCGGCGTGGTCCGCATCGAGCGTGCCATCACGACCTACCAGAAGAACCTCTGGAATCAGGCTGATCCGTCGTATCTCGACAGCGAGACTCTGCATCAGCTGGCCGCGATCCTGCGCCGGCTGCGAAACGCCATCACGACCAAGTACCCGCGCCACAAGCTGGCCGACGACGGCACCCAGTTTGGCGCCGGCGCCGCGATCGTTACGCCGAGCGTTATCCGTGGCGAGCTTCTCGCGCAATACGCCGCGATGGAGGACGAAGGTCTGGTGGAAAACGCCAAGGCATTCGCCGCCAACCTGATCGTGGAGCGCGCAGCAAACGATCCGAACCGCCTGAACGTGCTGCTGCCGCCTGACCTGGTGAACCAGTTGCGCGTCTTCGCGGTCCTGGCGCAGTTCCGTCTGCAATATTAAGGAGAGCAACATGGCAAAACGCATTGCGGGCGCGTGCTTCGTCAAGACTGACGGCGATCAGCTCGAAATCAAGGGTGGCGTGGAGATCTCCGCCGCCGACGTAACCCGGGAAACGGTGATGAGCACCAAAGGCGTGGCCGGCTTCAAGGAAATGCCCCGGGCCCCGTCGCTGAAGGTCACGGCGCTGTTCACCGAGGATTTCCCGCTGGAAACGCTGCGCGAAGGGTCGGACATGACCATCACCGCAGAACTCGCAAACGGCAAGGTCTTCACGCTCTCCGGCGCATATCTGGTAGGCGAGCCCACGATCAAGGGTGAAGACGGCGAAATCGACCTGGAGTTCGAGGGTTCGAAGGGGATCTGGCAATGAGCGACGTGACCGTTGATCTGGCCAAGGAAATCACCGCCCACGGTGAGAAGGTGAAAGAACTGGTTCTTAGGGAGCCGGATGGCGAAGACCTGATGGAGATCGGCTACCCCTACATCGTGGTGCAGAGCGATGTAGGCGGGCAGGGCGTCGAGCTTCGCCCGAAAGTGGTGGCGCGCTACGTCTCGAAACTGGCCAAGATTCCCATGTCGTCCGTCAAGCAGATCGGCCTGGCTGACCTCCAGAAATTGCAAGGGGTCGTCATGGGTTTTTTCGGTCAGGAGGAAGCGGCGACGACGAACTCGACCGAGAGCGATTCGTAGAGCGCGTTTTCGACATCGCCTACTTCTGGAAATTGGATCCCGGCGCGGCACTGGCATTGCCCGTGTCGCGGCTGGACTTGTACGAGACCCAAGCGCTGCGAATCGCAGAGAACATGAGGAACGAAGATGGCGGATAGCTTCATGCTCAAGGCCATTCTCAGCGCGGTGGACAAGATCTCCCCGACGCTGAAGACGGTCAGGGGCGGCATTAACGCCACTCACAAGAGCTTCCGTGATCTAGGCAGCGCCAGTCGCGGGCTCGTGGGTAGCATGGGGCTGCCTACGGCGATCAGCTTTGCAGCCATTGGCTATGGAGCATTGAACGCAGCGAAGAGCGCCCTCGACTATGCCGGCGCGTTGCAGGATACCGTCGACAAGACCGGGATGGCGCTACAGCCTTTGCAGGAGTTGCAAACGGTCTTCGAGGCAGGGGGCGTCGCCGGTGAAGAGTTCAACGAATCCGTGATCAAGCTGAACAAGGGACTGGCCGAAGCCGCCGCAGGGAAGGATGATGGCCTTGCGTCGCTGCTCACCAAGCTGCGCATTCCATTGCGCGACGCCACGGGGCATATTCGAAGCGTCGAGGAACTCCTTCCTCAACTGGCCGACGCATTCGAGAAGAACGAGAACCCAGCGTTGCGCACTCGTATGGCGATGGAGTTGTTCGGGAAGTCCGGCGCGAAGATGATTGCCATCCTGATGAAGGGTGGCAACAGCCTAGAAGAAGCTAGGCGGCAGGCGCAGCGCTTGGGCGCCACGCTTTCTGATGAGGCGACCGGCCGGCTTGATGATCTTGGCGATAGCTTTGGGTTTCTGGGGAAACAAGTTCGGGTCCAGATTGCCGAGGCGTTTGGCTTTGCGGCTCCGGCGGTCCAAGCCGCGACCGAGGCGCTGTCCCAGTGGATCGGCGCGAACAAGGACATGCTTCAGCTGAAAGTCGGCAACTTCATCAAGACCGTTGCGACCAGCGTTCAAGGGTGGGTGGAATCTGGCGGTCTGGAGCGGCTGAGCGCCGCCTTTATGCGGGTCGTCGAAGGAATCGGTGAGTTTGTCGACGCGATGGGTGGGATGCGCAACGTGCTGATCGGCATCGGCGCGCTCATTCTGGCTGGGCCGGTTTCATCGGCTGTCCAATTGGTGATGGTATTCGCCCGGATGGCGACTTACATAGTCCCGCTGCTGTTGAGCGTATTGCCGATGGTCGCAACGGCGTTTCTGGCAGTGGGTCGCGCCATGCTAGCGAATCCCATCCTTGCCGTCATCGCTGCCATCGCTACTGCCGCTTTCCTGATCTATGACAACTGGGGAGCGGTCAGCGCATGGTTCATCGGACTGTGGGATGGCGTGAAAGCGACGTTCGCGGCTTTCATTGGGTTCGTGACGAACGCGTTCATGAGCTTTCACCCGCTGGGCATCATCATCCGCAATTGGGAGCCCATCGTTGCGTGGTTTTCCAGCCTGTGGGATCGGGTGAAGGGCTTCATCGAGCCAATCATGAGCGGGGCACGTGCCATTGGCGGAGCGATCGGAAGTGTCTTCTCCGGGGGGGCGTCGGCGCCGGTTGCGCAAGGCGCGAGCGCCCTCGCACGTCAGCCGACATCCCCTACTCAGGCTGGCCCGACAGGCAGCCCGTTGGTGGCGCGTGGGGCGCTCGCTGGCCCGCAGCAACCGGCCCGCCTGAACGGTGAACTAAATATCAGGTTCGAAGGCGCCCCGGAGGGGATGCGCGTCGACCCGGGTCGGACCAACCAGCCAGGCGTCGCCGTGAATCCGCACGTCGGCTACCGCAGTGCACTGAGCTTCTGACATGGCCTGGAAAGACAGAATGCAGGCGGCCTCGTTCCGGGGCGTTGCCTTCGAGGTGGAGACGGACGACGGTTCGTTCGGTCGGCGTGTCCAGGTTCACGAGTATCCCCAGCGCGACAAGCCTTATGCCGAAGACCTCGGGCGAGCTGCGCGGGAGTTCTCGATTACCGGCTTCCTGCTAGGGGAGGACTATCTAGACCAGCGGGACAAGTTGCTGGAGGCGCTTGAGAAGAGCGGCCCGGGCGCCTTGGTCCACCCCTGGTATGGGGAGATGACCGTCTCGCTGAAGGAGCCGGCCCGGGTATCCCACAGCATGGCGCACGGCGGCATGTGCACCGTGCAGATGTCCTTCATCGAGTCGGGCGAACTCGCGTTCCCGTCGGCATTGGAGTCGCTGGGCGCCAAGAGCCTGATGTCTGCCGACACGCTGCAAGAGGTGGCCACGGCTGATTTTGCGAGCAAGTTCACCGTCGACAGCGTGGCGTCTTTCGTCTCACAGGACGCGCTCCAGGTATTGAATGAGGGCTTTGACATCGTCGAGGATGGGGTGTCAAACATCACCAACCTCCTGGCAAATCCCATGCAGTTCCTGAAGGACCGCGCGGCGGCTTTGCTGCCTGACGCATCCAGCCTTGCATCTGAGGTCTTCGGAATGTTCCTTCGAGGCGAATCGATTGTGGAGAGCATCGCGGGCGTCTTTGGGGGCGGTGGGGCGGCAGCGCGCAACCGTGTGACGGTCCAGACTCTTACGACATTGGCGCGCACCTTTCAGCAAAGGGCGACGACAGCCGGAGCCGGTGGCACCGTTGGTTCCGGAGACGGCACGATAAGCCCCAGCCGGCAGCGCATCAATACCAACGCAGAGGCGTTGAACGAACTGTTCGCGCGCGCCACGCTGGTGCAGGCCGCCGGTATGACCGCCTCCATGCCGATGCCGGTCTACGACGATGCGGTGAAGGTCCGCGACGACCTCACTGCGGCGCTTGACCAGGCAAGCATGACCGCATCCGACCCGGTCTACCGGGAGATGCAGGTACTCCGGGGAAACGTGCATCGGGATGTCACCACGCGTCTGGCCGGCAGCGCCAGATTGACGACGGTAACGCCAACGGCGGTGACGCCGGCTCTGGCTGTGGCCTACGACCAGTTCGAGGACGTGGCTCGGGAAGCGGAAATCATCGAACTCAACAAGATCCGCCGGCCAGGCTTCGTCGCGCCTGCGCCCATTAAGGTGCTGTCGGCATGACCGAGAACGTCAATGCCGTGAAGTTGCGGGTGAACGGGACGGACTACGGCGGTTGGAAAGAGGTCGAGATCACGGCGGGGATAGAGCGCCAGGTGCGCGACTTTACCCTTTCCGTCACCGACCGTTGGCCAGGCCAGGCCGAAATTCCCCGCCGAATCCGCCCGGGCGACCTCTGCGAAGTGTTCATCGGCTCCGACCTGGTCCTTACCGGCTACGTCGACGCCACGCCTATCCGGTACGACGCCCGACAAGTTTCGGTAGGTGTCCGGGGTCGCAGCAAGACACAAGACCTTGTGGACTGCGCGGCGTTGCACAAGCCGGGTAGCTGGAGCGGGGCCACGGTGGAGCGCATCGCTCGCGACCTCGCTTCTACCTACGGGATCAAGGTCACAAGCGAGGTTGAGCCTGGCGCGCCGCTGTCGCATTCGATTGAGCAGGGCGAGACCGTGTTCGAGTCCGTTGACCGTCTGCTTCGGCTTCGGCAACTGATGGCCACAGACGATGCGCAGGGCCGGCTGGTCTTTATCCACATCGGCTCGGCTGGCAATGCCACGACGGCGCTGCGGCATGGCGAAAACGTCCTGGGGGCGGATGCCGCGCTGGACTACAAGGAAGTGTTCAGCGAGTACATCTGCAAGGGCCAGCGCGCCGGCAATGACCAGGACTTCGGCGCCTCGGTGTCGGAGGAGAGCGCGTCGATCACCGACTCGTCGGTTCGCCGGCGGCGTGTGATGTTGATCAAGGCGAGCGGACAGACGGACGGTGGATCCGCAGCGGACCGGGTGAGGTACGAGCGCGCGACCCGGCGCGGCAAGGCGCTGGCAACCACCTACACCGTGCAAGGCTGGCGCCAGGCAGACGGATCGCTGTGGCGCCACAACCAACTCGTTCGCGTGACAGACCCGGTAATCGGCTTTGACGATCAGTTTGTCGTCGCCCAGGTGACATACAAGCTGAATGAACAAGGAATGATCTGCCTTTTGCAAGTCGGACCGCCCGACGGATACGTGAACAATCCCGCGAAGGGCAAGGCGAAACAGGATGCCACGGACAAGAAGCTCCGCGAATGGGGCGACGTCCGGCCCGCCGACAGCCGGGCACCTAAAGTCAACAACAATCCAATCAAGCAAAAGGATGGCTGGAGCGAAGTGAAGAGGGCCAAGTGATGGATGACAGGACGTTCGGGCGAATGGCCGCCCCCTTGCTGCGCAGGGTGCAAAACCTCGTTGTGAGAGGGACGGTCGCCCTAGCAAACGCGGCCAGCAAGATGCAGGGCCTTCAGGTAACGCTCCTGAAAGATGACGTGCCCATGACCCTGGAGCACTTCGAGCCATACGGCTTCACGAGCCGGCCCAAGAGTGGCGCGGAGGTTGTCACCCTCTTTCTGGATGGCGACCGGTCGCACGGGATTGTCATCGTCTGTGCCGACCGACGTTACAGACTGACGGGCCTGGAAGAGGGCGACGTGGCGCTTCACGATGACAAGGATCAGGCTGTTGTTCTGAAGGCGGACGGCATCCATGTCTATTCCGAACATACCCATGTCCACGGTGACATGACGGTCGATGGAACGCTTGTTGTGACAGATGGCATCGTCACGCCTGGCGGCGGAGTGACGGTTACCGGGAACATCTCGGTGACGGGCGACGCGAACATTGGCGGGAAGTCTTTCCTTGGGCACCGCCACGGTGGCGGTCCTACGCCGGATTAAAGGATTCTTGATGCCTGGTTATGCAGACGACATGTCGATTACGGTCGACGGTGTGGAATCGTCTTTGCTGGCCGTTACCAACCCTTTGGTACGGGCGGTGGTCATGGCGCTGTTCACGTGGCGACGTGCGGAGGCCGACGATCCTATAGAGGGGGATCGGTGGGGATGGTGGGGCGACAACGTCGCGGAGCAGATCGGGGACCGGATTGGGTCCCGGCTCTGGCTGCTTTCCCGCGAGAAGCTGACTGCGTCGACTGTCCAGCGAGCCATTCAGTACGGCAAGGAGGCACTTGTCCACCTCGTCGAGGATGGCGTTGCTACGGGCGTTACGGTGGAAGCCGAGCGCCAAGGCTTGGACATGCTCGCCATGCGGGTTTTGATCGATCGGCAGAATGCCCCGCAGGTCGACCTGCGATTTGCAAACGTCTGGAGCCAACTGAATGTTTAGCCGACCGACCCTAGCCGAACTGGTGACGCGCACGCGCGCGGATATGCTGGCGAGGCTGACACCGGAAGAGTTGCTGCGCCGCTCCGATTCGGAGGTGCTGGCCCGTGTGATGGCCGGCGCCTCGCACGAATTGCATGGCTATCTGGACTGGATCGCCAATCAGGTTATTTACGACACCGCCGATGAGGATATGTTGGTGCGGTGGGCCTCAATCTGGGGTATCGAGCAGAAGCCGGCCGAGTTTGCCGAAGGATTCTGGAGCACGAGTGGCGTCGCGGGGACCGTGGTTCCGGCCGAATCTGTTCTGCGTCGCTCGGATGGCGTCGAGTATCGGGTAACGGCAGACACGCCGCTGGGAAGCGGCGCCACGGACGTTCCTGTTGAGGCGGTAGAGGCGGGCGCCAGCGGAAACGCGCTGGCCGGCACGCCCCTATCGCTGCTGTCGCCTATCGCCGGCGTTCAATCGGTCGGCGTAGTTGGGGCGGCTGGCCTGGTGAACGGCTCCGACGTCGAGTCGGTGGACGAGCTGCGCGATCGTTTTCTCGAGCGAATCCGTAAGCCGGTGAGCGGCGGGGCCGCATCTGACTACGAAGCGTGGGCCCTTGAGGTGCCAGGCGTAACCCGAGCATGGGTGTATCCACTGGAAATGGGCGCGGGGACGGTCACGGTACGCTTCGTCAGGGACAACGACGTGTCAATCATCCCAGATGGCGCAGAGGTGGCAGCAGTCAAGGCGCATATCGACACGCTGCGACCAGTGACGGCTGAACTGTACGTCGTGGCGCCAGTGGCCGCTCCGATCAACTTCCAGATCCAACTCACGCCTTCTAGCGTGGCTGTCAAGGCAGCAGTAGAGGCGGAGTTGCGCGACCTACTGAAGCGTGAAGCGGCGCCCGGTAAGACCATCCTCGTCAGCCATATTCGGGAAGCGATCAGCATCGCGGCAGGTGAACAAGATCACGTACTGGTGGCGCCGGCTGCGAACGTCACGAATGCCATCGGATCGATGTCGACCTTCGGGAGCATCACATGGGTCTGACGGCCGAAGACTACCTCCAGCAACTGCAAGAACTGTCGCCGCACGGCCCGGCATGGCCGCGCAGTGCGGAAGCCGTTTCGACGCGCATCCTTGCCGCACTTGCAACCGAGTTGGCCAGGGTCGACGCACGAGTCGACAACTTGCTTGAAGAGGCTGATCCCAGAACGGCCACGGAGATGCTGGATGACTGGGAGAGATTGTTCGGCCTGCCAGACGAATGTCTGGCTGAGGCTTCCACGGTGGCCGAGCGCCGTGCACGGTTGGTGCAGAAGATGGTCTTCCACGGCGGACAGTCACGCCAGTTCTTCATCGAGTTTCTCGCCGCCCTTGGTTACCCGGGTGTGACGATAGATGAGTTTCGACCGTTCCGCGCATACAGCAAATGCAATGATCCGCTGAACCAAAATGGCTGGCGTCATGTTTGGCGCGTCAGAGTGCCGCAAGCCTCTACTGAAATACGCTTCAACGCAATTAGCCGCTCCAACGAACCGCTAACTCGCTTTGGGGACCCTGGGCTCGGTTGCATTTTGGCCAAGTACAAGCCCGCACACACAGTTCTACTTATTGCCTACGGAGAAGATTGATGCGCAGAATTTCAACCGCAACGAGAGTAGTGAACAAGTTCGGCGTCGGCAAAGATGGGTTCACGAATGGCAATCCTGTGGGTGGCATTGCAGCGACCGATCTGGAAGACGCATGGTTTGACCACGTGCAGGAGGAGGTGGCCACCTTCGTTGAGGCCGCTGGTCTTACGCTGGACCCTAACAATCGTAGCCAGATGCTCGCCGCACTCCCGAAATTGGCAAACGGCAGGTATCTCGGAACACGGGTGTTCACGACGTCCCAGACTTACACGCCCAGTGCGGGTACCACGAGGGTAATCGTGGAAATCGTGGGTGGTGGTGGGGGCGGTGGTAACACCACTAACACCAACGGCACGCAGGTGTCTGTCACCGGAGGCGGTGGCGCGGGTGGATATGCACGCAGCTATTTGACCTCCGGTTTCAGTGGGGTGAGCATCACAATTGGAAGCGGTGGTGCGGCCAGTTCTGGAGGTGGCACCACTTCCTTTGGTGGGCTACTTTCCGCGACTGGAGGAGCAGGTGGACCGAATGGACCCGCCGTGGTTCCTCCGGCGACTGCACTCGGTGGAACTGGCGGCATTGGATCCAGTGGCAACCTACTGAACGCCAAGGGAAACGATGGAGGTATCGGTGTAGCGGGCGCCTTGACGAGCTTTGTTAGCGGCTACGGCGGTGCATCGGCCATCGGTGCTGGTGGAGCAGGGCAGCCGACGACGACGGGCGGCGGCGTCGGAGCAATTTCAAGTGGCTCCGGTGGCGGAGGTGCATTGGCTGGAACAAGCGTCGGCGTTCAAGTAGGCGGTGCCGGCGCAAGTGGCCTTTGTCTCGTTCACGAATTCGCATAGGAGATCACATGAATATCTACGCCAGAATCGAAGGCGGCAGGGTGGTGGAAATCATTGCGCCCTTGACATACGAGATTGACGCCCCTCTGCCACCGGATGATGATCTTGAGGCGGAGAACTGGCCGACATTCAAGGCAGGCGAGCTGGTACCGATCGAGAAGCGATTTACGGCGGAGATCGTAGCCACTCTCGTAGATGTCAGCGACCTCCCGACCGTCGGCATCGGCGACACGTATGTCAATGGAATCTTTGCCCCGTACGTGCCCCCGGTTCCTAGTGCCGCGGAGATCCAAGCAATGAATGCGGCGACTCGCGATTCGCTGCTAGCGACAGCAACTGCGCGCATTGCCCCATTGCAGGATGCAGAAGACCTCGGTGTGTCCACTTCCCAGGAACAGGCCGCGCTGCTAGCGTGGAAGAAATACCGTGTCGACGTGAATCGCGTCGTTCTTTCCGAGCACAATCCAGCTTGGCCAGCCCTACCGAATTGAGGGTCACCATGCGCGCGCTTCGTCGTCGAGCTTATCGTCGTGGCCCTTCTTCCAGGCGCGATAGTAAGGGGAACCCTGAGGGTGCGGGTTCACCGCATCCTTTCCCGTCGCCGCATATCCAGAGTCGTACGCTTGGCGCATTGGGCCAGAATCTGGCAAGTCTTCGCGCTGAGTCATAGCTTTGATAGCCGACGAGAGGAATTGTGTGATCCCCATGGAGAGCCCCTGGAAACTGATGCGGGATGAGATTGTATCGCTATTGTATTGCCCCTAGCCTCACCATGGCGTCTGCAAACAAGTTGCCGAGCACCACCTGTCCAGCTGTGTCGAAGTGCAGCCTGTCTGGACCGAGTGAAAGCGCGTCACAGTCGAACCACGTGTATCCAGCCAAGGTAATACCCTGCTGCCCAGCTCGGACTTCAGCGGCATATGGGAATCCATCATTGACGGGAGGATTAACGCGGCAGACTGCGAATGGCAGGGACTGATCGCCAATATCCCGTCTCAATGATTGGATGAAGGCGGTGAGGTTTGCGCCGTACTGGGCAGCCATGGCGGCATTCGTGGCATCGCTTTCTCCCTGCATCCACAGCACGCCGGCAATTCGAATTTGCCGTGTCGTTCTTGCACTCTGTACCACGTCCAGCACGCGAAAATAGAGCGAGCCGGCAACCTGGGGGCTCCAATCAGTAGCCAGATTCGTGGCGGGCACGGCAATTTTGATAATGCCCACCTTCGCGCTTTTGCCGGCGCGCGCGCCAAAGGCTATTTCGGGGCCGAAGAATTCCGGGTGAAGGACGCCCGGCTCAAGCAATGGCCATACGTTGTCGCGAAGAACCTCGGTGTTTGGCTGTGGCGCCCACCAAGTAGCTTGCAGATCGGAAATCTTACCGTTTCCGAACGCGTTGCTCTGGCCCAGTACGAGAAATACGGGAAGCGCTATCTGCGCGCCCGGCTGAATTGTTGGAGGTGGCGGAGCGGGCTCGCCACCGCCGCCACCCCCGCATCCACCGCACACCAAGGACAAGGCGATAGTGGCGGCGGAAGACATCCGAATCAATCCTGGGGCTCGGCGAACTCGAATGTCGCCCCGAGGGCTTCCATTTTCTTCAAGACTGTTTCCATTTGCACCTCGGTGAGAGATAGGCGGGCTGCGATCCAGAAAAGCATATGCGGCCCAACGCTGCGCGGTTCGCGCCCACCGGTGTACTTTCGCCATTGGTTTGATCCAGCTACCGCGGCTAACTCGGCCATCTGCTCGCCCGTCATGCCAAGTTCTTGCTTCAGTGTCGCGAGGTCGTCGGTGGATGGGGCGACGTAGTTTCGAATGGTCTTCATCGTGAATAGATAGCTTAAGCATGATCGTCCTTACGGGTTGGCGGGTCGCGCGCCTGCGCTACCCTTAGTCGAAGTAATAGCCCCAAAGGGGCTTTTAGTCAAGTGCCACTAGTTGCCCGCCTTCGAGCGGGCTTCTTTCTTTTCCGGAGCGCTGATGGAAAGACATCTATTTAAAGCAGCCGCAGGCTTGCCTCAGGCAATGGCAGACCGATGGTGGCCGCACGTCAGCGCAGCGTGGCAAGAATTCGACATCCTGACGCCGGAGAGGCAGGCCGCATGGTTAGCTCAAGTTGGGCATGAGTCGGGCGGCTTCGTCTTCACCCGTGAACTATGGGGGCCAACGCCAGCACAGGGGCGCTATGAAGGGCGCGCCGATTTGGGCAACACCCAGCCTGGCGACGGCAAGCGCTACATGGGTCGGGGACTGATCCAAATCACCGGCCGCGCCAACTACCGCGAGTGCGGGGCGGCGCTGGGCATCGACCTAGAGGCAAATCCAGTATTGCTACAAGGCGACGTGTTAGCGGCGCGCTCGGCCGGCTGGTTCTGGCAGAAGAAGAACCTGAACGCGCTGGCCGACGCAGGCGAGTTCGTGACGCTGACGCGGCGCATCAACGGCGGTACCAATGGCCTGGCGGATCGGCAGGAGCGGTGGGATAGGGCTCGCCGCGCGCTGGGCCTTCAATGACAGCCGCACAATCGGCGACCGGGGAAACGATGGACCTGAATGAATTGAACGTGCCGGGGGGCACCGGCGGCGCACTGGGCTTCATCGTCGCCGCGGTGAGCGGGGCTATCTGGTTCATCCGGAAAGCGTGGCGTAACGACAAGGTCGACGGTGCAGAGACACAGGCCCAGATCGACATCATCGCCCGGCTGTCCGAGCAGGTCGATAAGGCCAATGCGCGCGCCGACCTGGCAGAGCAGCGCGCCGACACTGCCTACAAGGAACGCAATGATGCCTACCGCGAGATTGGGGAGCTCAAGGGCACGATCGCGGCTTTGACAGCGGAAGTGCGGTTGCTGAAGGAGAGGCTTGATGGCAAGGATTCGTGAATGGATGGCGCGACACCGCGCCACGTTTGTCCGCACCGCCCACATGTTGGAGGCGGTCACGCTGCTAGTGCTGATGGTAGGCGGCGGGATGGGCGCCGGCTATGCGCTTTGCCAGTGGCAGTCGCGCGAAATGCTGGCACAGCAGCGCGACGACCACCAGGCCGAGATTGCTCGGTTACAGGGGGCATACAGCCAGACGCTCGAAGCGCTGACGCCGAAGGTCGCTGCGGCGGCCAGTGCGTCAGCGCAGGCGGCGGAGGCTTCGGTCGAGGCGGCCAAGTCCGTGAAGCGCGCCACGCGGCCCGCGCCTGCTGCCGCGCCGACGGCGCCTCGGCCGTTGTCGGAGGCGGAGCGCCAGGACGTGAACCGCGACATCGAGGCAGCAAACCGGAAGGTGCGGGAGGCGCGAAAGTGAGAGCCATGATGCTTTGCTTGCTGCTGGCTGGCTGTGCGACTCCGCCGCCCCCGGCCGCGCCCATGCCGCGCGATTGCCCGACGCTGCCCACCTTGAAGCCCGGCGCCGGCCGCGCCGAGATGCTCGACCACATCCGCATCACTGCGGATCTTTACGCGCGCTGCGCGGCCACACCATGATCCCGCTCGTTACAGCTCGGGCTGCCGTGGCGGCGGTGTCCTGGCGCGCGATCGGCGCCGCGCTGCTGGCCACCGGCATCTTCGCCGCCGGTTGGGCCGCCAACGGCTGGCGCAAGGACGCGGAGATCGGCCGCATTACGACGGCCAGCGCCCAGGCGGATCTGGCCAGCGCCAACCAGGCCCTCGGCGATCTGCGCACCGCGGGCGAGACCATTCGCGCCAAGGCCGACGAGTTCGCCGGCATCCAGACCACCCTCGGCGCCAAGCTCGACGCCATCCGGAAGGACCTGAAGAATGCTCCGAAGCTGCCTGCTGATTGCCGCCCTGACGCTGGCCGGGTGCGCCTCATGTCCGACGCCGTCGACGCGGCCAAGCAAGCCGCCGCCGCTCGATAGCGCGCTGGCCGCGCCATGCACGGTTCCCGACGCGCCGGCCGTTGCCGACTATGACGCTTGGCAGGAATGGGTGATGAAGGATCTGCTGGGCGCGCTGGGCGAGTGTGCCGCGCGGCATCGGAAGACAGTGGAGGCGTGGCCGGGCTGACGCTACCGCTTGACCGTCTCCGGCGGCACCGCTCCGGATCGCTTCACTGCATCAAGCACGACCTCCACTAGCACCATGCCGTCGATGTCCACTTCGTACAGCGTGCGACCACACATCGGGCAGGGCGCCTTTGTCGGAACCGTCTCGCCCCGTAGTCCAAGGTGGAACTCCGAGATTTCCACGGTCGTGCCGCAGATGCACTCGACCTCTTCGATGACATTCATGGTCTTCCCCTTGCAGCGTTGCGCTGCTTAGAGGATAGCCATTGCACGACATGCGCGAATCGCCCGAAAGGGCCAGAAGATATTGGACCGTCAGATGCTGAACTGAGGACATCCCCGTTTTCCGGCGGGGCTACTTCATGACCTGGCCAGCCTTGCGCGGGCCCATGCGCCGCACTTGCAGATCGGGAGCCCTCAGGATCGAGCTGCCAAGCGCGCGGCGCTGGCAGGCAGAGTATCGGGCCAGGCCGCCGCCGAATCGTGCGGCATGGGCCTTAGCCCTTAATGTCGCGCGGGTCATAGCCGAAGGAATTCCGTTCTCGGATCTGGCCGTCCCGGCCATGGACGAACAGTTCCACCTTGTCGTTCTTTGCCTTCTCGGTCCCGGCGGCGACGGCTTCTTCCTGGCTCGGGTAGTGCGATGTCGCGCCGTCCGTGCCTTCGACCTCTACTGCCCAGCCATTGCGCTCGGTGGGTACTACGTGGATGTTCGCTGCCATGATCGTCTCCTGAGTTGGTCAGGACAGTCTCCCGCCGGCGTCTACCCGCACGCTATCCGTCCGGGTCCTACAAAAAGAAGGCGCCGCGGTCCGGGGGAGAGCGCGGCGCAAGGATGCAAAGGGATGCCGTTGCCGGCATCTGAACGATAGGCGGGCGCTGAATTTTCCACATCGCCTGAAAGGGTTAGGAGATTCTGGCAGGTCAGAATCAGCTTGCGAACTAGAAAAGAGACGCGCTGAGCATTGGAGAATCCGGCTCTCTGGAAGCCCAGGGGCAAATATCGTGCGAAAACAAACCGGCTCATGGCCGGCTGAATTGGATCGCGATGGGCGCGGGCGTCCGACTAGACGTCCAGCTGTCCAGGTGTAATGCCGAGTGCTGCGGCGATCTTCTCGCGGGTGGCCTTGCGCAACTTGCCGCCGCCGTTCTCCATTTCGTTGTAGGCCGGCTGGCTGATGCCCATGCGGGCGGCCACTTCTTTTTGCGTCAGGTCCAGGTGCTCTCGCCAAGCGCGTACGGGAGACAGATCATCGACAAGCATGCGGCGGGCAACTTCATGGGGCACCAGGTCATTGTCCTGTTCGCGCTTCGCCAGGTAGTCAGCGTACGGAATCACCACGAAGGCGGGGCGGCCTTCCGCGTCATTGATGATCTGGATGTTTTGCGATTTTTCCATCTTGGGTCCTCTGCCTTGAGGCGGGGTATCTAAACGGGCCGGTTTCCAGCCGGCCCATCTTTCAGTAAGTGTCTTCGTTTCGGATCTTCACTTCCTGCACTTCCACGATCCTTATCTCGCCGTCCCAGTCAAACAACACTCTGTAGTTTCCAACTCTGAGGCGGTAACCGTACCGGTGTTTGGTTAGCGCTTTGACATTCCGTGTGTCGGGCATCCCCTTCAGTGTCTCTACCGCTTCGGTTATCGTCGTTCGAGTCGGCTTGTCCAGCTTTCTCGCCTGCTTCAGCGCCTTTGGCGCCCATCGGATCGCGTTGTCCATGTCCTGTATTATAGGTTAAATATAGGTAAAAGCAAGCGAAAAATAGGTGAGAAGTTAGGTTTTTGCGGCAAGGTGGTACCGCCGGACCCGCGCTGTGGTTAACTCAGCGGCCACCTTAGGCCGGGTCGTCAGGCCTGACCGGCTCGGCCCGATAGGCAGACCAGAAATAGTGGGAGTGCCGGTGGTGGCGGACGCGCTTCTTTTCGATGAAGAGTCGGACCTTGCCGGCCGGCCCGGCATCAATCTCCACCTCATGGTGGGCAGTTGCGTCAGCGGTAGCCGGGGGAAGGGTGGCCAAGCCTGCGGCGATGTAGTCGCCTTGGACGCGACCGAGAATCCCGTGTGCTTGGTTAGGCGCTTCCGAAGATGCGGGGGGCCGCAGGTGGCACTTGGCCGCTAGCTTGCTGTTGCCCATGATTGAAGGTAGGAATACTGTATGAATATACAGTATAGTTGAAGCGTTGGCGCTGGCGGCGTCGAGAATGGGCTCAAGACTGATGTAAGAGATTCTTAATTCACTATTTTTTCTCCTACGTGGCATACTCCGCAAAAAATTTCAAAGGGGGAAGGCTGTGCCGGAGTTTGTCGTCAATAGTGAAAAAGACGCCTTCGATCTGCTGAAGAAGGCGCTCGGCGAGCAACTGGGGGAGGATTTTCATCTCCGGTTTCAGGATTGGCCGCGGGTCCAGGTCACCTTGAAGGGCGACGAGTATCACAGCACGATCACCCCCAGTCTGATGCAAGGCTTGCTTGATCTCCAGCACGGCATCAATAAGACCTACGCGCAGCTGGTCTACGATCAGCCTGATGCGCGCAGTTTGAAAGACTCGGACAAAGCTGAACTTGAGTTCAAAGCAAAGGTGGAGGAGGGTAGTTCCCTCGTTACGGTTGATCTCTCCGATTTTGCACAGAAGCTCGTCACTAGCCTCGTTGGGAAAATGGAACCTTCACACATCGTCATTCTCGGCGTAGTGGGAGCCACTCTCTGGGCGGCCACGACTATGTACAAGCACTACGCCAACAAAGAACTCAAGAAGAAGGAGCTCGATGTCGAGGCGGATAAACTTGTAAATCTGTCCAAGGAGGAAACCGCGCGACTGGCCTTGGTTACACAGGCACTCGCCGCGCAGCCACGGTTGGCGGCAGTTCAGGAAAGTGCTGCCTCAACCAGTATGGCAATGTTGAAGGGCATCTCTGATGCGGATCTGATCGATCTGAACGGGGTCAAGTTGACCCAGGCCGAGGCGCGTCAAGTCCTGTCGACTGTGCGCCGGACGTCGAATGAGATTCAGATCAATGGCAACTATCGCATCCTGTCTGTCGACACGAGCAAGGATGAGGAATTCCGGATCAAGGTCCGCTTTCTTACTGATGGGCGCGAATTTGTGGCCAAGTTCAGGGACGACAGTCTTGACCGCGAGCACCTGCGCGCGCTGCAGCAAGCGGAGTGGGGCAAATCGCCGGTCTATCTCAGCGTCAATGCTACGGAGCTCGAGGGACAGGTCACAACAGCGACGATCGTGTCCGCAACGCAGCAACCGGTGAAGCCGGCGGGGCAAGCGTAACGGTTCAGAAAGTGGTCGAAGCCCCCTCATTCACGTGGGAATACCCCGCAAGAAACGCGGGAGTTTTTGCGGTTTTTCGACTTCGAGTATTCCCATGAATCACTCGGAAACCGGCTCTGGGTAAGGCTTGATGTCTCAGATTGTGATTCCTGTCGTCGTGGGTTCGAGTCCCATCAGCCACCCCAAATTGCTTAACAAAACGGCCACTTACTCAAGTGGCCGTTTTGCTTTTCTGCGCGCCGTTGCTACCCGCTCAACGAGCACTCCCGTCCTGATTCCCCTCCGAGAAATAGTAGAGATGGGTGTTGTCCGGCGCTTCGGCGTGGCGACGAAATTTTTCGCTGTCCGATTCGGCGCTGGCCTTGGCCAGTTCCGCGGCTTGTCGATAGGGCATCGGCTCCTTGTCCTTCTCGACCTCCAGCAACCGCGTCTGCTCATTCACGCGCACGCTGAACCGGCCCAGGTTGTAGAACAGGTACATGGCGTAGAGATTGTCGAAGTCGCGATAGGCACCTTGCTCCCTGCGGAAATCGAGCGACAGGACGGAGGGGAAGCGGTTGGGCAGGTCCTTGAATGCCACCTTCTCCTCTTCGCGAGGTTCCACATAGGTGGAGCTGCCGTACTTCTTGTACAGCACTACGTCCATACCGTATCCGCGCTTGCCCCATTCCTTGATCAGCTTCATCGCCATCTCCGTGGGAATATTCGCGGTCGCGGCGGCCACCACGCGTCGCCCGGATAGGACTTTGGGGCTCTTTATCGTCAAATCCTTGTAGCCGGCGCCGTACTTGAAGGCGGCGCCGATGGTCTTGGCGCAGTTCAGGCGCAAATAATCGTATTGGATTGTACCGCTGTGATATTCGGTGTCCGTTGCCCGCCGATGGTAGTCGTCGTTGATGCGGCGGAAGTAATCGACCAGCGACTGTTTTTCCTGCGTGGGCACGCCGTAGACCCGCACACCGATCACCGACCGCTTGTAAATCTCGCCATAGTCGAGGCCAAACATCGTCGTTTCCGCGATGGAGGAGGCCGTCTTGAACAGATATTCCTTCTTTGGGATGCCCGCCATCAGATTGGCGGTGTAAAAATCATTCTCGTGCTTGGGCGTGCGGTCGGCGTAGAAATTTGCCGAGTAGACCATGTCGTCGCCGAGCGTGTCGTCACGGACGCCCAGGGCGATATGGCCAGCCGATCCGCCCTTCGATGTCCCAAAGCTGATCAGCAGCTCCAGGTCGTAGGGCTCTTCGCGAAGTAGGTCGGTAATCTGATCGATATTGGCGGGCTCGGGGCCACCCTTGCTACCGAACTCAGCAGCAACCCCCGGCCCCGAAATCAGTGCGGCGATGACCAGGAGCCATGCCGCCAGGCTTGTCCTCATTGCGTCCCTTATATCGTCAGCCAGTGTCCGTCGATCCTTCACCAAAAGAATAATCGTTGATCGGCCCATGTGCCGGAAAACCGTCGGGGGCGTGGATGCACTGGGCTTTGTTCCCGGATCATGTGCGACAGCCCACATAGTGACAAGTTTTCGAGAATGATTTTCGCTACGCTTCACGGCGGGCCAAATGGTCTAATCCATATCATCTAGGCAAATCACCTATACGAAGCGCGAGGTCATGCCGTGGCGGAGCGAATTCGATTCAACCCTGATGTAGCACTGGCGGCATTTTCCAGTGTGATCCCGATGCCGACCTTGGCTGCCATTAACGCGGCTATCGATCGATCCTTCGGCGAACAGCCCGAGCGTGCCGAGCCATTCGCAATGGCTGAGTTACTACGTCGCAATGAAGCATTCCGCAAGCTCGAGGAGACGGTGTGCGCCGAGACTCGGGCCATGGCCACCACGCTCCTGAAGAAGTCGCTGCGCTGGGAAGCGTTCCACGTGATTCGTTGTGCCAGCACGTCTACGCGCAACGAGAGCCATTGCCGCCACTACGATTCGCATCTGCTGACGCTGCTGATTCCGCTGAAGCTCGCCCCCGATGGCGTTTGCAACGGTGATCTGCTGGTTTATCACCCGCCACGGCTGGCGGTATCCACTGTGGCCAATGTTTTTTGCAAGCTTCGTCATGGCATTCAGCGCAATCTGCCGTTTCCCATCAGAAAATGGCTGACGCTACGGGATCTGCGCCGTGGCCGCTGCAACCGCGTGCCGGTGGAGCCGGGCAGCGTCTATGTCTTCAACGGCTTTGTGCTCCAGCATGCCAACCTTGATGTTGAAGTTGGCGAGCGCCGGTCATTGCTGATTCACTACTACGACCCTGGCTACTCGGCGGGTCTGAGCGGGACCGTGCGGGGCGTGCGTATGCTGTGGGACCGTCTGCGCAAGAACATGACTGGCATGTATCCTGGTACCTGATCCAGCCGGGGAGGGCGAAAAAAAACCGGCACTCGGCGGGGTCGACAAGTTCCGGTTTCGCGCATCGGCGCCAATGCGCCAGTACTACGGATGCGCGCCATCGAGTGTAAAGCACCTCTCACGATGAATTAAACGTTCTCTTAATTTCACGTGGTGGGCTCGCAACTGCACTATTTACAATGATTTGGGCGACGCGGCTCCGCCGCTAGCGGTTCATGCGTCCAGTTTGTCGGGCATATCCGCAAGTTCCAGCATCCGGCAGATTGCAGCCATGCTGCCGACCATCGTACGACGCTGGGCGCCCTGGTAGACGCGCACGCCCTTGGTTTGGCGGAACGGCACGGGCTTGACCGGGCGGCGGGAAGCGGTGTGGTTGACTGGCAGCAT